ATGCTCACTGTTAAGCAGATTGAAGCAGCAAAGCCGAAAGAAAAACCATACCGCCTTCTCGATGGTAATGGCCTGTACCTTTATGTCCCTGTATCCGGGAAAAAGGTATGGCAGCTTCGCTACAAGATTGACGGTAAGGAGAAAATCCTGACCGTAGGAAAATATCCGCTAATGACTTTGCAGGAGGCAAGGGATAAGGCATGGACTGCGAGGAAAGACATCTCGGTTGGCATCGATCCGGTAAAGGCGAAAAAGGCTTCGTCTAACAACAATTCCTTTAGTGCGATTTACAAGGAATGGTACGAGCACAAGAAGCAAGTCTGGTCAGTAGGCTATGCAACTGAACTTGCCAAAATGTTTGATGACGACATTTTACCCATCATCGGCGGTCTTGAGATTCAGGATATTGAGCCGATGCAACTGCTGGAAGTAATCCGCAGATTTGAAGATCGCGGCGCAATGGAGCGAGCCAACAAAGCACGCAGAAGATGCGGCGAGGTTTTCCGTTACGCTATTGTCACTGGTAGGGCTAAATATAACCCGGCACCTGACCTTGCTGACGCCATGAAGGGATACCGCAAGAAGAACTTCCCGTTTCTCCCAGCAGACCAGATCCCTGCATTCAACAAAGCACTGGCAACATTTTCAGGAAGCATCATATCGCTCATTGCGACCAAAGTTTTACGCTACACAGCCCTAAGAACGAAAGAGCTTCGTTCTATGCTATGGAATAACGTCGATTTTGAAAACAGGATTATCACTATCGACGCCAGTGTGATGAAGGGACGCAAGATTCATGTGGTCCCGATGTCGGACCAGGTGGTTGAACTTCTCACTACGTTAAGCTCCATCACCAAACCAGTATCAGAGTTTGTTTTTGCCGGGCGTAACGATAAGAAGAAGCCAATCTGCGAGAACGCGGTATTACTTGTGATCAAACGAATCGGCTATGAGGGTCTGGAAAGCGGTCACGGATTCAGGCATGAATTCAGCACGATTATGAACGAGCACGAATGGCCTGCTGACGCTATTGAAGTGCAACTGGCACATGCCAACGGCGGATCTGTGCGCGGAATTTACAACCATGCTCAGTATCTCGATAAGCGCAGAGAAATGATGCAGTGGTGGGCGGACTGGTTAGATGATAAGGTGGAGTGAACCATCTTAAAAATCAATGAAAACATGCAAGGCCTGGCACTCAAGTTACAGGCCTTGCGCATACAATTTATCAACTAATAATTTAATTTTTTAAAATATCAATTAATTCTATCTAATCCTGAACATTACAATTGGAGCAGAGCCAGAAGATAAAGGGCCTGACCAATGGTATCTAATTCTGAAAGAAGACTCACTTGGAGTTCCGATAATTTCTATTGGACTTAAAGTTGCACCTTCTGCAGAACCAGCAGGTTGTCTAAACCCCAACACAGCAATCTGGTTTGGTGTTGGGGCATACAGAAAATTATGCTCAATATCAACCTCGTTAGATTCGCTACCTGTTGGGTTTGGCATATTCCACTCAATATAATCGTCAGTTGATTTCCCATTTATTGAGTTTCCAACTGTTGCCATAATCGTCCACGTACACGTCCTGTTAAGGGCTGCCATTCTATCACCTAAAAACCTATTATAACCATTTGCGCCTGAAGTGATTAATCTTATATTCTCTGATGCACATGTGCCAATGCTGTTAAATCCAGTGCAATCAGAAGAAAGCCCCTTCGCAGTTATATCTACGCTGTTCGCAAAACAAATTGTTGTTGAATTTACTGCATCGCGAATAAGAGCAGAACCCGAAAACAAATTATCACACGAACCTCTTATATTATTACCACCGCCGGATAAGTAACATAAATTTCCTTTTATCCTCTTGGATGTAAAAGTAACATTGTTATTGTCACCAGTAACAGAAAGAAGCGAGGCTTTAATAGGGGCATTGTCACTCTGTAACTGACCAATTTGGTTTATTGTAACTACATTGTTGTTGCCTGATATAGCTATCTGATACCCATCATCATCAATTGAAGGTGAATATCTTTGTGCTTTTATATTGATGTTAAGTGTCCAGATTGTACCGTTATCCAGAAGCATGTCGCGGAGAGGAGAAATTGAATCGCCAGTGTAGTTATCTGGCATTCTTCCGCACGCCCTGGCTTCTGCGATGGCAACAACACCATGTGCCCCGTTGGTAAACCAGTAACCACCTAAACTATTATCAACACACACATGCCTCGCATTGAATCGGTTAACACCCAGCGTCTTAAATCCATAGCCATAATACGCAGCATATACATGGATGTAATTTATATCGACATGTCCTGTATAAGGAGACTGATTATCAAGAACAATTCCATGACATGGTTCTCCGGGATAAAGAAGGCTTTGTTGGCTTGTTGCTGTTAATCTTGCGCTGTAAGGAGGAAGTCCACACAGGCCAAAAACAATATAATCCATGTTAATATCACCTGGCCCCCTGAACACAACCCCCTCTCTCCCTGAAATTCTTCCCGTTATCCTCACTTCAGAGGCGTGTTCCTGATTATCATGAAATGATCCATACCCCTCTGAATAGAGAGCATGTTCTGCAACATTATTAATCTCAACGTCAATGTGGTACATGCTGCCGAATATTTTAATGGCAGTTCCATAGTCATTGTTAACAGTGTCGCAAGTTCTCCATGAGTTTGTATCTCTTTGCAAGTCAAGATAATTACCATCAATGGTCATATCTTTTATGCTAAATCCATATGGCGCATCAGACAGATTTTCCACAACGCCAAAGCCATGTGTTTTAAATACATCTGTATTACTACCTTTTTTAACATACAGAAATGTTGCTCTCTTTCCAGAGCCTTTATGATGAACGCCTGTATAAAGAATGATAGGAGAATCTATTAAATAAACACCTGGAGGGTAAAATATTTCCCCGCCACCATTATTAAAAGCAGCTAATGCTGCGGCATTAATGGCATCAGAATCTGATGTCAATCCATCTGCTTTAGCTCCATAGTATTGAGGTGTTTTCCTGATTGCATCGTAAACCGTTGAAGCGCCGAAACCGATATATTTACTACCATCTGTACCGCCAATAAGTAATTTAAACTGATCCGGGTCATACTTCAGCACATTCGGAAAATAGAACTGCTGTGTACCATACGCATCATAAACAGCCATAGAATGGCCTTGCACGGTTACGAATTTGGCAATCTGTCCGTTATATACCGGATATCCAGCAGCGTTAATGATTATTGGTTGCGAAACAGGAACGTGAGAACCGTCTTCATTCTCCACATAAACCTGAATCTGGTTTTCAGGATTTACTGGGTCAGTGTCAATTTTACCGATATAAATTTTGCCATTAGCTACGGCTTTAAAAGAGCGGGCCATAGTGAAGAGTTGCGAAGGCATGCTCACTACAACATTGGCTGTAATGTCTGTCATTTAATTTGCTCCAGATACAAGGAATGGCCGCAGTGATGCATTATTAACCAAAAAATACGACCACCGTGGTCTTATTGAGGATGCAACCAGCAGATAATAAGATGCCGATCCACTCACAAGAGCGAGGCATCAAGAATGGGAAGAGATGACCCGCAATTTAATCTGCGGCTACCTTACGAATTAAAGGAAAAACTAAAACAGCGAGCCAAATCCAATGGCCGCTCTCTTAATTCAGAATTAGTTCAGATAGTGACTGATGCTGTATCAAGGCCATCCAAAATTTCAGGCTATCGAGACGATGCGGAACGCATCGCTGATGAGCAATCAGAGCTTGTTAAGAAGATGGTGTTTGATACGCTGAAGGATTTGTACAAAAAACCCACCTGAAGGTGGGTCCTATTTATTAGTCTTGCTTTGTTGATGGTATAAGTGATGCATTTGCCTCTTTTGGCTTCAAGGTATACATCCCACCATTAAATGGATCTACAGCAAGCCAACCAATTAACCCACCAAACACAAGGTTTCCACCAATATACCAACCATTAGCATTGGCTTTGATTGGCAAGGTTACTGGCTCGTACCCATCCTTTTCCATAGTGATCTGATAGCTCTTTTTGCCAAAATAACTACCATCTGACTTGGCAAGAGTTACTCCTTGCGGGGTCTTACCTTGCGCAACAATCACGCCTGATTCGTCTTTTACCTTAAAGCTCGCACCGGAAGGATTGCTGTTCACTTGCACAAGCTGTGTTTCGTCACCAACAATAGTTGCGCACCCAGATAACAATATAGCGCCAGCAACGACGCCGATAATCCTCTTCATATTACTTTCCGTTTTGTTAGAATCAGAAAGATCTTAATAATAAAAAGTATTTTCGTGAAGATATTGTCGATTGAGTTAATAACTCATTTACACCCAACAGTGCCATGATGGCAAAGATAAGGAGAGTTAATCATATGAAAAAATCACTGTTAATTATCCCGCTTCTGCTGGCAGGGTGTGCAAAGGTTAGCGACTATCAGGCAAGTTGCGAACAACGCTATCCAAAGCTTAGCGATATGGCTAATTGCCTTGATGCTAGCGTGAAGAACGACTCACGCATGGCATCAGCACCAACACCTAAGTTATATGTCCTTGCTGCGAAGATGCTCGGGCAGGGTGTCGATGATGGCAAGATAAGTGACGCGCAGGCAAGACTTGAGCTTCAGAATCTTTATGTTCAATTACAAAGCCAAGAACAAGCCCAACAAATAGCGCAAAGCCAAGCATTCCAGCAGGCTTTATTGAATTATCAGGCTGTAAACACAATGCAAGCGATCGAGCAAAAAGCGAGACAGCCTGTTATAACTCAACCCTATCCAACACGAGTTGACACTTACACAAACTGCAATTCAGGGTTTGGTAATACAGTCACATGCAACAGTAGCAGTAACATCAGATAACAATCAGCAAAGGTATCGCCTATGCAGAGGGATACGATAAACCTCGCGTTCTACATATTTGGTTTTTGCACGTTCCTGGTGTTTGCGAAGCTATTCTGACAGCGCATCAGACTTAGCACCCTGAGTCAGGGCGTTAATGACCTTTTGTGCCTGCTGCATGGCTTTCTCAAACGCTGTTGATCCGCGTGGGGTGTTTGCCATTCGGAGCATTGCATTCCTGAATGGCTCGCTCTCATAGGCGCGAGTAAGAAGTCCGTAGCTTACTGCTGCACCAGTTGTCGCCGGGTTCATTGCCGTCCCATACCCAATAATGAACGGGATGGTTTGCTGCCCTGTGGGTGTTGTTACTGCCGCTTTTGCAGCCTGCTGCGTGGATTGCAGGTAGTTTTTCAATCCTTTCAGATAAGCGGCTTCCTGACCTTTAAATGTGATGCCAGTCTGGTTTTGCAGGATGTTAAGCTGTCGAAGGAACTGGTCAGGGGATCCGCCAGATTTCTCCATCGCCTTTCCAATGATGCCATTGCGCATTTGCGCCCTGCCAACACGACCAACTGAGTTATACAGCGTCTTAATTTCCGATTTGTTCTTGCTGAATAGCATGTTGTTGACAACTTCCGGCGTCAGGTCGCCTTTCATGAGAACATTCTTCAGCCTGGTATTCTTTAGTTTCGCCGCTTCGTCAGCGTAGACGGCATTGGCCTGCTGATATTTACGGAGAGTATCGTTGCCAAGATTCTGACCAATGGCACCATTGATATCGTCAGTCATTGCCTTGTAAACGCGCTGAATAGCAGCATCGGAACGGTTTGGTAACACTGGTCGCTCACCCTTCACGTCCATTCTGAACTGGCTGCGCAGGTCGCTTAATTGCTTCAAATCCAGATTTACCGGACCATCAGGGCCAGCATTGCGAACAAGCTCATCACGATATGACTGAAGTTTTGAAATTGTCTCGTTATCAGCTACCTTACCAAGCTTCTGCAGATTAGATATCTCAGTATCAATCTGCTGAATTGCTCGCGCAGGCTGGATATTGACTCCCGCCATTGCATTCTGAACCTGCTCAAGACGGTTCCCTGCGGCACGACGAATTCCTGATGTTTTCGCTTTAAGGCTGTCAATAACAACCGCTGGATCATACTCACCGAATTTATCGGCAAATCTCTGCACCAACTGGCTTCTCGCTTCCTGTTGCGTTGCTCTCATTCCGCTTGTGCCAGCCAGAGGGATATTTTCTGCTGTAGTCTGCGCCATTTTTCCGACGCGGGAAGTGGGTTGTAACAGGTCTGTGGTGTGCAGAGGAACTCCTTCACGCTCTGCAAATCTGATAGCCTGCTGCGCTTCTGGCGCAATAGCACCACTAACGCCACGATAAGCAGCACCTAATCCACGTCCAGCAGCGTTAATAGCGCCGCCTGCCAGAACGCCAACACCTAAATCGGTGGCGAGGGCTTCCGCATCATCTTTCGCACTATTTGCAGCAAGTGACCCGACTGCGTTTTCAGCGAGAAGGCGAGTTGCACCCTGAGCGATTCTACCAGCTAGTGTTGGTGCCTGTGCCGCCGCTCTCTCAACGCCAGCAGGAGTGAGGTAAGGCAATGCTTCAGCAAATACCCTTCCCTCTGTCGTTTGTGGAGTCAGCGCGCCTTGCTGAAGGCCAAAGTCCTGCTCTAATCCCTGCGTTGTTACTCGTGGCGCTGGTTGATATGTACCATCGCCAATGCCGAGTTTACCGCCAGCCCAAGCCGCCGCGCTTGTTACAGCATCGGCAACTGATGCGGGTATGTTTGCCACGTTCACGCCAGCCTGCACCAGTCCGCGACCAGTCTCTTTTACTGCTTCGCCAAGATCAGACATAAATCCACTTTGCTGTGGTTGTTGCTGTGCTACTGGTTGCTGTGTCTCCACTTGCTGCGCAGATGGCAATGGATAGGCAGCATAGAAAGCTTGCTTGGCCTGCTCTGCATTTTCTCCGGCTTGCGGGGCAACGACTTCATTGAAGTATTGCTCCTGAGCCTGCGCTTTTTGTTCTGGTGCTAACGCCTGATACTGTGGAGAGGCGATAACATCTTTCCATGCTTTAGCCATTAATCACCCCATAGTGAAGAAAAGTTACTGCCAGTAGTAGATTGTTGCCCTGGCATATTCTGCACCGGCTCCTGATAATCAAACTGTTTTTTAACAGTGCTCAACTTGCTTTCAAGCTGATTTCTAATCTTTCCGATAGAGTCACGAAAAGCCTTTTCACTCATTTTGGGACTTAGGGCACCAACCGCATCGGATAATTTTTTACCCTCAGCATCTGAAAGAGCGCCCATACCCTTCAGGGACTGCACCATAGGAAGGAATGTTTGAGCTTTAAAGGTGTCGAGTCTTGCTTCAAAGTTAGCCGCATCAGATCCAGGAACTGTCGGAAACGCTGAGCGAATGCCTACTGCTTTTGAAAGGCCGGGGCTTTGCTCTATCTCGTTGAGAGAATCAAGCGCAGTGCTGAACGTATCAACTGCACCCTGAGCGGCGGCCTGCCTGTCAGCGCGGGCTATGTCAGCCTTTTGCCTAACATCTGCCTGTTTCTGTTTTAGCTCTTCAAGCTTTAACTGATTGCTTTCTCTGGCTATCTGTCTATCCAGAGCCTTCTCCTGTAATTCTGCTCTTTGTATTTCGCGGGAAAGAGCGGCATTCTGTGCGCTGATGTTCTGTCCACGTATCTGGATGTCCTGACCACGCGCTGTTAGTGCTTCTCCAGCCTGATTGCTGCGGATTGTCTCTGCCAGTCTGCCTCGGTCAATCTCACGACCAGCCATCTTGTCCTGAACATTGAAGTAGTCAATCGGACCGAGAGCAGCCATCCCAAGGTGATCAACAAACTCACCAAATCCTGAAGGGTTCTGCTGATACATCTGAGCAACGCTGTTAGGGTCAACACCGACGCGAGTCAGTTCCTTGGCGTTGTTTTGCAGCCATGATTGCATTGCTTCTGGAGACGATGACGCAAGGCGGGCGCCAGCCGCTAAGGTTCCGATAGAATTGCGCTGGTCTTCATCAATGAATCCCATGCCTTTACGAACGGATTCAATCTGGTCTGGATATTGAGTAGCCAACTGACGCAAAGCACCGCGATCACCAGACGCATAAGCATTAGCGTATGCCTGCTGAAATTCTTTCTGCCGCTGAGCCTGCTTTTCCTGCTGAAACACCCCCGCAATACCTGAAAGGCCTTGCAAAGCAGTCAGCCCAACATTGTTAGCGCCTGAACGCTCAATATCATTGTTCTGCCTAATAAGTTGAAGCGTATTGCCGATGTCATTTACGCTCGGAGCGTTTGAGTTGACGCCGCCGATACCAGCCAACAATCCGCCATTTGATCCTTGCCAAGTAGCCATGATTACCCCTTAAAACAACGAGCCAAGCAATCCGATACCAGCACCAATGCCAGCGCCCCAAGGTGTTGATGTTTCCAAAAGGCTGGCAAGACCTGCACCGGCAATCGCACCGGACGTTCCGCCGCTAATTGCTGTCTGAAGACTTGATGGTTTGTTAGCATTAGCAGCGGCAAGAGCTGCGCTTTGCTGTGCAATGCTGCTCATGTTGTTGGCGTACGTCTGCCCGGCGTTTGCCTGACCTTGCAGAGCACCAAGGCCAATGTTTGCCAGATTGTTGTAGTTGCTCATCTGGTTCGACAACCACGACTGACCGAGAGTCGGGGCAATCGTGGCCAGTTGATTGCTTGTGGCTGTCGAGCCAAGTCCACCCGTCGCCTCCGCAGCAGCAAGACTCTGGTAACGCGCCTGACCTGCAAGGTCTTTATACTGCTGAGAGTTGTAATACTGATTAAGTGCCTGCCCCTGTCCTTCTAAACTGGAAAGATTCTGAAGCTGGTTAACATACTGCTCCGCAAGCGGCGTGAACGGAGCAAGGTTTTTCATGATCGTCTGCCACTGTTGATTTTGCAGGTCTGCGGCATACTTCTGAGCTTCTGCGGCATACTTTGCACTTTTATCAGAACTGCCACCTTTCCCGCCTTTTTCAGGGCAATAAGGTTCCTCGCCGCGCAGTTTTCTGCCCAGCTTAAATGCATATAACATGGCTATCTCCCGTGATTCAGGAAGTCGATTAGTTCTTCGCGTGTGGCGCTGTAAAACGTCACGTCATCAACGCCTTTGAAGTATTTCTTGATGGTTCCTACACGCTTAAGGCCAATCATTGCGCAGTACATCTGACCGTGGCGGAATTTGCGTGCAGCGAACGATGTGACGCACTGAACAGTGGTGTTAGTCAGAATGTATCGCCAGAACGCCAGCCCGATTTCCTTGCTGAAGCCACGAACCTCTGGCAGGTACATGGCGTGGCAATCGAATGTCAGCGGCTGAATCTCCTGATAGTAAACAATGCCGCCAAACTGACCGTGCACGTTAACCTCAAAGTAACGGCATTCAGGCTTGTAGTCGTATCCATCACCGTTGTTGCTCCCGGCAATAATGTCAGGGTGATTTCCGACTGCTTCGATCAGGTCGATGTTTCGCGTTGGTTTGAACTGAATCATCACTGCTCCGCGATTATCTTGATGGTTGTGGCAGTAAACGCCGCCCCATTTGACTGGATGGTTAACGCACTGCCATTTGTGGCAAGAAAGCCGTCTTTATCCACGCTGAAGAACGTAGCTAACAGGATGTTATCGGTTGTTGTCGCCGAGTTGCGACTGCTTACCAGTGTGTCAGGAACAGAGCTGGAAAAGGTTAGCTGCATTGACCTGTTTGCGGTTCCGCTGGGCCACGTCCCGACGATCGACAGCTTGAAGAACAAGGTTTTGTTCTCGTTGAACACAACCATCTTGTTGTTAACGGTGTCGAAGAATGGTGCCAACGTGCCGGATGACGGCGTGAGCGTTTTCAGCAGGCTAACAAGGTTGGTCGGCGCTGTCGGGATGGTTACCGATACTCCTGAGTAAACAACCTCTGATTTCTTGCGCGTGGTGGCATACTCAAGCGCAGATATTCTTGTTGAGTGATCACCAACTGTGTTTTGTAGTGTCGGAATACTTCCCTCTGCCGCTGTGAGCCTGGTATCAAGTGCGTCGATATCGGTTGTATTCTGAGTTATTCGCGCATCATGGTTTGCTAACTCAGATTCATTGGCAGCAATTCGCGTCTCGTGATCAGCCAGCTCTGTTTCGGCAGCCGTAATCCTTGTTTCATGATCTGCAAGAGTGCTTTCCGCTGCTGCAATTCTATGTTCATGATTGATGAGAGTTGCTTCAGCAGCTTCAATTCTGGATTCATGGTCTGCAAGGGTGACATCCTGCTCATCATTCTTCACCTGTGCATCATAAGCCCCCTTCCCTGCTTCGTTGGCCTTGTTAGCCACGTTACCAACATCAGTGCCCTGTGCGATAACGTAAAGCAGATACGACTGCGAGAAGATATTGCGTGGAAGAACTGATGTATCGAGCCGCGTAGCCTGGATGATTACTGGCTCATTGAGATTCGAATCAGCCATTACTCAATCCTTATCTGGCAGCCAGACAGAGTGACAGGTGACTTCGTGATAACGCGCAATTTGAAGCCAACATTTTTCCTGATGCGCCCGACTCGCTTCCACAAAACGCGTTTGTCGTAAACGAACGGTTCATTCTGCTCAATCATCTGCTCACGTCCGTAATTGATGCCGTCAGTGGTTGCAGAGAGAAAAAGGCGGTCGGCGTACTGCGCAACGCCAGTTGACGATTCAACCTCAAAGTCAAACACCCTGGCGTTATCCGCTTTGAACAACGGAGTAAACAGCAGGTGTTCCTGTTGCTTGTCGTACTGGCTGCTAATGTCGAACTGCAATTTCCCGGTCACGGATTCCAGCTTATCTCCGCACGTTATCTGATTGCCTTCGTAAATGAAGTCGATAGCGCGGTACACATCGTCATCCAGGCCTGTTTTCAGTACACACCATTGCGGACCATTGGCGCTTGAAGATGCGTCGTACACCAGTACATGGCGCGGAAGATGGATAATCAGCAACTCATGCGCATCAAATCGCAGCGATTCCATTACACCATCAGCCAGTTCATCAGCAGTGTAGGAGCGGAGAATTTTCTCAATGCTCGCGCTGGCGATTGGTGATACCTGACCGGAGCCGATGATGTATACAGACGGCGCACCTGTTGCCGGATTGCTGATAAACGCATAGGAATCAGCAAACGGCGTTTTGCAGTAAGTTCCGGCAATGCCTTTCTGCACCATTAACGATGGCTGGGCGACATACAAAGCAGCACCAACGGTGGTTGCCCCAGTCAGGGAAAAATATTCAATCGTCGATGAACCAAAGCAGACGATGAAGTCTCGCCATGTTCCGATACCGATGATGCCGTCCGGCTGAGACTCGGCACGATATTGTGCGCTGTAACGGTCAGGATGCGATTCATCTTCAAGGTCAGTGATAAACCATGAATCAGTGCCGTCTTTTGACCACGCATAACGCCCACGTAAGCGCGTAATGTCGCGGACTGAGCCTAACTCATACTGAGTGAATCCACTGTCTGTAGGCCAGTTTGAGACGGTTTTAACCGTGCCATCATAGCGATACTCGACCAGTTGACCATTAACGCCTACAGCCTGAGATGTCCGACCATGCGCCATTGATACGCGACCACTTCCGGCAACATCACCGACTTCACTTTCTCCTTTGTACAGCTTGCCACCACACACGCGATAAACAGCACTCTGCGCCATGTTGTACTCGACGCCGCGCGATACGCCGTTCACATCAGAACGTTTGGCAATGCCCGGGAATGAGCGAAGATATCCGCTGCTGTTCAGGATTTCTTTGGGTGTAGCCAGCATATTCACTGGCAGATAGTCGATATAGTCGGCGTTTCGGAAGTCTTTTCCGACACCTTTCATAAGCGGAAGTTGCTGAATCGGCATTATTTGCTCCCGTTATCGCAAGGTTCCTTTCGGTGGAAGTAATTCCACCCGTTCCACTTCGCCAACTGGTTTCCACTGCCAACAGGCATACGGTTTGGATAACCGGACTTACATTTTGCGGCTTTTGCTCTGTCCATTGCAGACAGTTTGACGAGTCGCTCTTTCCCGTATCTGGCAGTGGTTATAAGTTTTGCAGACGCTTCCAGCGCATAATCTGGAGCAATGCGGCAGGCAAGGTTGAAAATGACGGCATTTATAGCGTTATTTGATAAGCCGTGCTCATCGCCCGGATCCGGAGCAACATCTGCATCAGCAAAAATGTAGCCAACGTTGATACCAGGTGACGCATCACCGCCAAGCCATTCAGCCATCATCATTTCAAGGTCGTTGACGCCGTCTTCCATAGACTGCGGTTCGACATCGGTTAACGTGGCATTTGATGCCACACCGAGCTTACGTAATGCCGCAAGAACTAAATCACCCTTCGTTGTCAGGTTCATCTGCTGCCGCCTTAGGTTTTCGACCAGGCTTTTTACGCTGTTTTTCTTCTGGCTCTGGCTCTGGCTCTGGCTCTGCAACATCCTTCAAAAGGTCATCAGGATGTGAAAACCAGCCAGCATCCAGATATTCCTGTAGCTCTTCGGCTTTCACGATTTCAAAGTCGTATCCAACGCCTTTCCATTTCTTCATGTCGCCATGACGAAAGATCATGTGTGTCATGCTTGTCTCCAGATAAAAAAGGGAGCCGAAGCTCCCTCTGGTTATCACGCGGTCTGGTTAGGCAGACCAACACCAATTGCCTCTGGTCGTACAGCACATGCTGAATACCACACAGCAATACGGCACTTACCAGACAGAGTATTGATATCACCCTGCGTTGCGAAGATGCCGTTAACACCAATACCAGGAATGCTGAAGGAAGACGTTTTCATGCCAGCAAACAGTTCATGGGTTACCGGAATCGGCTGAGACAGCAGGCGGATTGAGTCATCAGCCCAGAACACGTTAGCGGTGGTTGTTGCCACGTTCAGAACGTTTACCGGAGTGGAATCAGCAAGAGAGGTGTTTACGTTAGCGTAAGCCTTCTCTTCTTTTGTCAGTGACGCGTCATCCAGCGCAATCGGCTTCGGCGTGATTTCGATATGAGTACCATCGATCACACGAGTGATTGAGAAAGTCGCATCATCAGTCAGCACGTTCTTCGCCATCTGAGACAGGAATTTCACACCAGTGAAGCTGATTTTGTCGCCGCGCTTAAATCCGGTGGTGGAGGATACGGTCACCGTTGCAACACGGTTATCGACGTTCTCTTTGTTACCATCGGTATCAAGGGTGTATGCCTGCGGCTTAAACTTCTGCGCACCAGAAACAGTTACACCAGTAGCGGTTGACTTGGTAACTGCCGGAAGTTTCGGTGAGCGAAGAATTTCATCAAAGCCAGCAATCTGACGCTGAATAGTACCGTTGCGATACGCGTCTTCAGGAACGCGCCCAAAGATGTCACCATCTACCAGGTTGCGGCCTGCTTTGCGGTAATCGTCCGGGTTCAGGAAGTAACTGATGCCCATATCGCGGTTTAGCTCACGGGAGAACATCAGGCGCTCTGCATCAGACACAAAATCCCAGCCAGACAGGCCAGTAGATGGACCAATTGCGCGGGTATCGTGAACAACAAGCGAGCCCATTTCAGTTGCCTGTTTGGCAATCGCTGACTCAATGTTATTCGCCAGTTTTTTGGCGGATGCCTGGATTCGGCGACGGTAAGAACGCTCATCACGCAGGTCATCTGCACGAAGCTCGAAGAAATCGTTATCCGGATCGCCCATGTTGCATTTCACGGACAGCTCCAGAATCCCGGTTGCGTTGCCAGTTAAATCCCAGCCAGTCTGAGTTGGCGCTTCCTGCTCAACAGGCATCCACACGGTGTTGCTTGAACGTTGCATGGATTCTGCCGGAGGGGTGTATTTTGTCACTTTTGACGCCATTGGCGTCAGGTTCTGGACGGTTTCGATGATTTCATCCAGAGCATACGTGACCAGTTGACCTTCATTTAATGCCATTATCGAATTCCTTTATTCAGTTGCGCCTTGAGCTTGCGGTATGTCTCTACATCCCCTTTGTTTGCTGCCGCTTCCATCTGCTTTTCAATCGCAGAGATATTTGCAGCAACAGCATGTCCCTGAATTGGTTCATCAGGTAACGGGGCTTCTGAAACAGGCTTGGCTCGAGGCTTGAGAGTTAAACGTTCTGACAGTCGAGTGAGTTCAATAAGCGCGGATTGCCCGTCCATCGCCAGCAACTGGCGTGTTTTTTCAGGATTAGCACCAAGGTGATACATGAGAGCGGCGGATTTCTCCGGGAAGAGGCGCATGATGTCGGCACCGACTGCTGGCGGCACCAGTTGCATGAATGCATCCTCTTTCTCCTGATAGTCAGGGATATTGAGCTTTTCCGCTGCGTCGTAGTGCTTACGGGCTGCCTCGACGTATTGCGCTGATTGCTGGGTGAACTCCTGAGTTTTGCGACCCTGCTCGGCGACAGCCTGGCTTCGTGCGTCCATAGCCTTGATCTGCCATTCACTGTTTGCCTGCTGGAAGGCAGCCAGTGCGCGGCTCTGGTCATAGTCGTACTTAGCCAGTGCATCTTCGGAAAGATAATCGTTAGGGTCTGGTTGTTTTGGTAACTCAGGGTTCACCCGCAGGTGCTCCGGCAACTCTCCACGCTTAACCGCTTCCATCTGCTGCTCAAGCTCACGCTGGCGTTTGCGTTCGATGCGGCGACGGGCAAATTCAGCATTAGTTGCCGGGTCTTGTTTTGGTTTCTCATCGTCTTTCAGGACAATCTCGAAGCCTTCTTCCTGACCTGCGTTGTCGTTGGCATTATCGACAACTAAGCCATCAACAGATGCCGCTGCATGATTGCCAGGCAGGGTTAATTCTTCAGAAGCCTGAATGTCGGTGGTTTGGTCCATGATTAACTCTCTCTTATTGAGGTGTCTCGGCTACTCCGCCGGAGGGGATTTGAACTTGACGCATAAGATTCGCGAAATCCATGCGTTGTGAATGAGTCTGGTCTGCATCTTTAAGAAGCAGCTCAGCGTTAGCACGAGCATCTTTGCTGCGCTGTTGCTGGAATTGACCTACGAGCTTGAGGTACTCACGCAGTTCTGCCTGCTTGTCGAGGTCCATATTGTTGAATATTTCTGCAATCTTCGCGGCGTTGAGTTGGTTTTGGGCTTCAACCTTGGCGGCTTCAACCTGAATCTGCGCCTGTTGGTTCTCTGCCTTGAGCAATTCAGCCTGACCTTGCAGAAGGATACCCTGCGCCTGAATTTGCTCTGCTGATGGCTGCTGCGGCTGTTGTTGTGCCTGCTGTACCATCTCCATCTCTTCAGGTGTTTCTGGTTTCTTCAGCCCCATCATCACCAGTTGCTTGTTCGCGTACTCTCGCATCATCTCGACGCCTTTACCGTCAAGCAGCGTGAAGTATTGCAGCATCAGCATCTGGAACTCTGGAGTACCTTGCGGAACCTTGGTGAGTAACTCCTGAATCTCTGCGCGGTTCTGTTCCTTCATGCTCTGGAAGGATGGCCCAACGTCCGTATAGCACTCATATCGACCACGAATGTCGTTGAGTGTGACCACATTGCCGGACTGGTAATCGACAACTTGCGCATAGAGTTGAACGTCTTTCTCGCTTCCATCTTCAAGTGTCAGCGTTACATGACGAGGAACGTCATAAATATCGTTGACCATTGAGGCATAAATCTCGCCATCACGTCGCATTGCGGTAGCCAGGTTATCCTGAAACACGTATGTCTCAAGGTCTGCCCGCATGTTCAGTTGATTGACGGTATCGAAAGCGACCTGACCATTTGCCGCCTGCGCATCCACGCCAAGACTAGCCACCTCTTTCACTGCGTTGGTGGCAGCCTCAAGCATGTAAGCGTTGGCTTGCGGCACTTCAGGGTTTTCCATGTAGGAGATTGGACCAATCGGCAGGTCGTTACCGTTTTCATCGGTCCTGTTCTGCAGATAGTACGGATAGTCATCATTTCCACCGTACATGTATTCGTAGCCTTCGATTTGCTCAGGGAAGAAGGTCGGTTTCTTCTTCGGTGAACGAGCAACAATATCGGCGTTGAACGACATGATCATGTTACGAAGGCGTTGACCGTCTTTCGTCAGCCTTACCACTCCTTCGTAGCACTCCTTGTCACCAGCGAATGACCATTCGCCATACACTGGAACGATTGGAATATGCTCTCCGGCTATCTTCTCGCGGTCTTTCAGTATCTGCGTGCAGGTGATGATCGACTTATACACACGCCGACGCTTGACCTTACGCTCTGCTACCTTAATGAATCCACGATTAGCCAGGTCGTCGATGACGTCTTTGATATCCTGCTGGTAATAGCTGACCGGCTCACCTGTCAGCGGGTCGCGGTAGATGAAGACTTTCTCTTTCTTCTCTTCGACCTCGTAATACTCAGCGACGTAGACGACATCATTCGATACCCACGGAAACAGCCATGTATCGTTCGGATTCTGGAAAGATGGCAAGGTGTCAGGATCAATACCGTAATCCTCTGCGAACTCTTTCCAGCCATTGCGTGACAAAGCGTTAATCACCGTGCAGTGCTTAGCGTCGCTCTTATCCATCTGCTTGCTGTTGGCGTCCCATATGACGTGTGAGCAGGCTTCATGGATTGGCAGGCGTCGGATTACCTGATTGTTGCTTGTTGGGTCGTTGTCTTCGTACTGTGTGACCAGACGCCATGCACCAACGCCGGACTCTATCTGCTCACGAACGCCAACGTTAACGGCAATCTTTGCCGTGTTATGGCGCATATCAGTACGATACATTCCCATCAACACATCGGCAGCATCAGGATTAGCGCCGTCTTTGGGTCGGAAGAGAACGTCGATAGGGTTCCGGCGCATCTCTGCGACCAGTTTCCTGACCACCGGGCGAACAACATCGAATTGTCCGCGATATTGCAGGGTAGTGTAGTTTGATAGCCAGTCATCCCATTGCGACACTCGGCTAAAATACAGGTCATTTGTCGCCTCGGTTCTGGCCTCATCGCTTGCTGCCCAATCCCTGTCAAACCGAAGGAGAATGGTTCGCAATTTGTCGTCTTGGTCGGCCATTATCTACCTCTGGAAATTGGACGAATTGGAGCCGGTAATGGCTTAGTTGGTTTGTTTTTGACTACCGGGAATGCAAACGTCAGGGCTAACGCATCAGCGCGGTTTGGTGAAGGAACCCCACGGCGCTTCATGTCATCTTTGGCCTCAAGGACGATGCGCCCATCGAGCTTAACCCTGTACTCAGGAGCAACGATTTCGTCAGCTGTTTGCTGATCATCGATACTTCCCCCTTCTTTGAGCCATGACTTCATTGAGTTCCACATCTCACCGCGCTTGTTCAGCATGCCGGGGTCTTTGGATTCACCCCCAAAGTTAACCAGCTGCCACTTCCTTCCCCACGACCTACCTATTGAGTGAATTCCGGTGCCATACCCGAAGTCTATGAACACTGCATCTGCCTTATGCTCATCCTCAAATCCTGCGACGATTTGCGCGAACTTAACGTCGTCATCTGTTTTCGGGTAGGTGCCAAGCAGGCGCGCATGAAGACCCTGGCGAAGGTAAATTGATGCCTCATCACTACCTGTGTAAGCAGGGTCAACGCCGATTATTTTGGATGCGAATGTGTAAGAGCCGGGTTCAAGCGTGCGAGACATGGCCTCATCCACATATGCCTGAGGTATGAACTGGACTTCTGATGTCGATGGGAATAGACCGCGAACACGTACTTTAAAGAAATCGCTGTCTTCACCGTAATCCTTGCGCCACTCTTCGATGAGCTCTTTGTTGGTCATCTTTGCCAGGCGGCTATCAATTTGACGTCGACGCCATCGGTGTTTGAACTTGCGGAAGCACTCTCGGAATCGACCGGTGTTACGCGTCGGGTTCCCAAATGCAAACCAGAAAGGCTCGCCGTCAGTAAGGCCGCCCTCTGCTACTTCCCAAATTTTGTCAGGAACCGCTGAGGCTTCATCGAAGATGTAGAACGGGCTTGAGTTAGCTGCATGCAGGCCAGCAAATGACTCGCTGTTCTCTTCCCGACACGTCTGGCCGTCACAGCGCCATGATTCCATGTGATCCACATGGTAGATGTTCATGTTGCCTTTGCCGTTGTTGTACTCAAACCAGTGACCGGTGATGCACCGCTTCTTCCACTTGCCCAGCTCGCCCCATGTTTTGGTGCGAAGCTGTTCAGAGGTATTGGCTGTCACGACGCCCTTGCAGAAAGGACGAGTGCTGAGGATGTACAGAATGACCCAGGCAGTTAGAGCACTTTTACCGATACCGTGACCAGAGCTGGTAGCGCAACGATAGGCTTCAACAGGTTTAACACCGTCGAAGTTATTAGTCCTGATTGCGTCTCCCCAATCTGTCAGAAACTCTTTCTGCCATTCATCGGGGCCGTCAAAGCCCTCAAGCTCACCAGTTCCCCAATCAAACGCATACATAACGAAGCCAAGCGGATCGTAAAAGAATCGACCCATATCATCGGCAAGCATTGCCTCGAATTCTGACGACATTACTCACCTCTCGCGCGTTTTCTGGCCTCCTGAATGCGCTGAATCAGGTTAACCTCTCCGGTGTGTTCAACTTCTTGCTTATCGCGCCATTTATCCTTCTGTCGGTTCTTAAGCCAGAAGATGGCGGCCGTTGTATCAGGCGGGTAATACTTCTCAAGCGGAGTTTCGACAATTCTGTTTTCAATAACACGAATATCGATGTCTGGAGCCACGAAGCCCATAGCGCGTTGATAAAGACGATCACTAACTTCTGCATCAGCGACGGCCTTACCCTTTTTTATGGACTCCGAAAACTCAGGATAATCAAGCTTCCACTTGTTAATAGTTGACTCACTGACTTCGAAGAAATCAGCAAGCTCTGCATCGGTGTAGCCCAGCAAGCACAGTTTGCGTGCCTGTTCGGCGTACGCCTCTTGATACTTTGTTGGGCGCGCCATGTTTATGCTCCGGTAGTGAACAGGTCTAACGCTTCCTTCGATTTACGCACTGCTTCGAATGTGCGGATCGTGATATCCGAATTAGCGCCGCCTGACTGGAAGTGAATTTTGAATAGCTCAAGCTTCAGTTCGTCAGTGCCAATGAACTGAAATGCTTCCTCTGCGGCTGCGTTCTGGTTCATGACCAGTTTGTAAATCTCTAGCTGGAATTTCTGTTCTTCAGTCATGGGAATAATCTCTGCCATTGTTGGCTCCGTTTATCCGTTAAAAGGGATATCAGTTAAGTTATCCCGTGTAGGGTATAAGCCATTATCAAAGCCATTCTGTAGGGAATGGCTTTTGTAATAACTACTGTTCGCTTAGCTTCTGCTTCAGCAAGTAACCTTCGAGCATCCAGATTTTGTTTACAGCATTCTGCCGGGCAATCTTCCGACCAATTTCTGCATCAAAGTTTTCCGGGCTTGCACAGGCACTCTCTCCGGTGACGGTGAAGCCATTCTTCAGCACCAGTACGCAGAAAGTCAGGAGGTCTGTAGATTTATGCGCTGTCCATGAATCGCCAACGCCCATATTGGCAGCACGAATGCCGTCATAAGCAGTAAAGAAATGCTCTTCAAGAATGATGCTTTCGATATATTGAGGCGTAACTCGCGGAGCGGTTTTTCCTTTCTCAACGATTTCTTTTTCGATTTGCTGATCGTTCATAATTATGACCCTGTGGAGTGGTTGCTTGATTAGGATGTCTTTCCATCAGTCCGCCACCACAAAGAATCTTTTTTGCCATAAGGCAGGAGGTTCATCTTTCAGTGGCTGCCAGTGTTATTTCCCCACTTACTGGCTTGGGTTGTATCGCTGTACTGCCGTTAATTAGTGACCAGAAATTAACTCCGGTTTCATTATCAAGCCCACCCGTAGGTAGGCTTTGTAATGGCTACTTCGCTTTTGCTTCCGCTCGCTTACGCCGGCGCTCTTCTTTCCTCTCGGCTTTTGCCATGTCCATGAATGCCTGCATGATCGAGTTCCGCATCATGTAGCTAACAAAGTGATGATTGACACAGCCGTTGAGGCGCAGCTGCTCGCCAAACTCATCCACCGAGGCCAATGCTTCCATCATGCCCTTCTCGCCTTTCATGAACTCTGAGAAGTCGCGCCCCGCTCTGGAGGCGCATTCAATGACACGATCACTCATCCCGGAAGCCCGGGGATCGTAATCTGCAGCTGGTTAGCCAGGGAGTTAATCTCAGCGACCAACACTGGCTTCGTATAGCGCCATGCCGCCAGTCCTTGTCCGCAGAAGCTCGCCATGTCTTTCTTCTGGTCAAACTCATGACATTTCATGTTGAGCTGCGCACTTAAGCTGTTGCGATGCTGAAGTTCTCCGGTGAAGTAGTCATCGAGGACTTTATAGGCCGCGTACTTGAACCCGGGGTTTAACCAAGCCGCATAATCGTAAGCAACAAACTTCCCGCCATATGTTCCACCGTGTACACCGCGCTCAGTAAAAACCACAGATTCGTGGTTTTTCTCCAGCTCGGCTAAGAACTCTTTGGTCTGCTTGTTTCGCAGGTAGTGGTACGGAGATTCAGATTCACTTTTACCACTGGCTTTCCACATATCAGTGAGGCAGATCATGCCATCTTCACCGATACGAATTGGTTGATTGAAGAGGGTTAATGATTTCATAGCGTGTACCTACTCTTTGAAATGAACCTTTGCCGCACAGGAAACCAGCCCACCGAGGCTCGCCAGCACTAACTGGTATCCTCAAAGGCCCATTCCAAAGGGGCAGGTTCGGTGTAAAAACATGCGTTGCGGTACGCATTTATTGCAAAAAGCCCCGCATCGCGAGGCTCATTAAATTGACTTTGTGATTTGCAAAAAAATTATTTCAGGCACTGAGTCCTGATGTACTCCTGCAGGTAGTTAACCTGCGCGGTTATCTTGTCGATTCCACTTCGGAGACGGTAATAATTGAGTTCAGCATCTGCTGTAAGTCTTGGGCTTTCTCCATCGCCCATGCTGCTGGCTCCGGTCGTTGACTTTGCACAGGTGGCGGCGACTTGCAGGCGCTTACGCCCAGCAGAAACATCAGCACGAAGGCTTTCGATAGTAGCGTTAGCATCAGCAAGCTCCTTTGTGTATCTGGCGTCGAGTTCTGCTACATCACGTTGACGCTTCTGCATATCAGCGATGATGGATGTGGCTTTGTCGCGCTGGTCTTTATAGGCGATGGCGTTATCACGGTAATGATTAACCGCCCATGAAAGGCAGACGATGACGCAGATAACCAGAGCGGAGATAATCGCGGTTATTCTGCTCATACCTCACTCTCTCTGAGCGTTCCGCCAGCTTCTTTGAATTTTGCAATCAGGCTGTCAGCCTTATGCTCGAACTGACCATAACCAGCGCCCGGCAGTGAAGCCCAGATATTGCTGCAACGGTCGATTGCCTGACGGATATCACCGCGATCAATCATCGGTAAGGCGCCACGCTCTTTAATCTGCTGCAATGCCACAGCGTCCTGGCTTTTCGGAGAGAAGTCTTTCAGGCCAAGCTGCTTACGGTAGGCATCCCACCAACGGGAAAGAAGCTGGTAACGTCCGGCTGCTGTTGATTTGAGTTTTGGGTTTAGCGTGACAAGTTTGCGAGGGTGATCGGAGTAATCAGTGAATAGCTCTCCACCAACAATGACGTCATAACCATGATTTCTGGTTTTCTGTCGTCCGTTATCTGTTCCCTCTGACCACGCCAGCATATCGAGGAACGCCTTACGTTGATTATTGATTTCCACCATCTTCTACTCCGGCTTTTTTAGCAGCGAAGCGTTTGATAAGCGAACCAATCGAGTCAGTACCGATGTAGCCGATGAACACGCTCGTTATATAAGCGAGGTTGCTACTTAGTCCGGCGAAGTCGAGAAGGTCACGAATGAACCAGGCGATAATGGCGCACATCGTTGCGTCGATTACTGTTTTTGTAAACGCACCGCCATTATATCTGCCGCGAAGGTACGCCATTGCAAACGCAAGGATTGCCCCGATGCCTTGTTCCTTTGCCGCGAGAATGGCGGCTAACAGGTCATGTTTTTCTGGCATCTTCATGTCTTACCCCCAATAAGGGGATTTGCTCTATTTAATTAGGAATAAGGTCGATTACTGATAGAACAAATCCAGGCTACTGTGTTTAGTAATCAGATTTGTTCGTGACCGATATGCACGGGCAAAACGGCAGGAGGTTGTTAGCGCAGCCTCTTGCTACCCGCTTTCACGAAGGTCATGTGTAGAAGGCCGCAGCATAACTATCACTGATGAATCTAGGATAGCCAGTGGCTACGGCTCAGTTTGGGTTGTGCTGTTGCTGGGCGGCGATGACGCCTGTACGCATTTGGTGATCCGGTTCTGCTTCCGGTATTCGCTTAATTCAGCACAACGGAAAGAGCACTCAATGCATTTAAGCCAAGACCCATAAGGGAGAATGCTCTTACCTGTTACACAGATATAAAAAATCCCGAAACCGTTATGCAGGCTCTAACTATTACCTGCGAACTGTTTCGGGATTGCATTTTGCAGACCTCTCAGCCTGCGATGGTTGGAGTTCCAGACGATACGTCGAAGTGACCAACTAGGCGGAATCGGTAGTAAGCACCGCCTCTTTTCATCTCACTACCACAACGAGCGAATTAACCCATCGTTGGGTCAAATTTACCCAACTTTATTCAAAAAGTCAATATTATGCCGTTAATATGTTGCCATCCGTGGCAATCATGCTGCTAACGTGTGACCGCGTTCAAAATGTTGTCTGCGATTGACTCTTCCTTGTGGCATTGCACCACTAGAGCGTCATACAGCGGCTTAACAGTGCGTGACCAGGTGGGTTGGGTAAGGTTTGGGATTAGCATCGTTACAGCGCGATATGCGGCGCTTGCTGGCATCCTGGAATAGCCGACGCCTTTGCATCTTCCGCACTCTTTCTCAACAACTCTCCCCCACTGCTCTGTTTTTGCTATATCAACCGCACGGCCTGTACCGTGACAATCTCTGCATCTTGCGCCAGGCGTCGCGGCACTACGGCAATAATCCGCATAAGCGAATGTTGCGAGCACTTGCAGTACCTTTGCCTTAGTATTTCCTTCGAGCTTTGCCACACCACGGTATTTCCCCGATACCTTGTGTGCAAATTGCATCAGATAGTTGATAGCCTTTTGTTTGTCGTTCTGGCTGAGTTCGTGCTTACCACAGAATGCAGCCATTCCGAATCCGGCTTGTGATTGCGCCATCCCCATAGCAGCCATCACATCAGTACCGGAAAGAGAGTCAGAAGCCGTAGCCCGTGGTGAGTCGCTCATCATCGGGCTTTTTGGCGAATGAAATTTAGCTACGCTTTCGAGTCTCATGCGCCTTCTCCCTGTACCTGAATCAATGTGAGGTTTCCGCAGAACACTGCGCCGGTATCGATATACATCTGGTTGGCAAATTTGAGTGGTTTCACTGCTGGCGTATGACCAAAGATAAACGTGTCCGCGCCTTTAATTTCTTTCACGATCCCGTCTTGTGAGTTGCTGATTCGTTCGCGGTTCCAGATTACCTGCTGATGATCAACTGGCTTTCCAAACTCGTATTCGTCACAAGGATAATCGGCGTGGCAGATGACATATTTTTTATCTTTGCTCACCAGTTCGATGATTAACGGAAGTTCATCTGCTTTATGGGCAAGAGCTTTAGCCAGAATTTCTTTGTCGTAATCGAGATTAAAGAACCAGCCACCGCCATTAAACAGCCAGTGATTGACGTTTCCACGCTCTGATAAGCCATCAATCATCATTTGCTCATGGTTTCCACGTACAGCTCTGAACCAGGGGAATGTGATTAATTCCAGGCATTCGACGTTCTCTGCACCACGATCGACCAAATCGCCAACCGAGATAAGCAGGTCTTTTTGGGTGTCGAATCCAATCGTATCCAGTTTTCTCATCAGGTTCGTGTAGCATCCGTGCAGGTCGCCAACTACCCAAATATTTCGGTATTTGCTGCCATCAATTCTTTCGTAATAGCGCATCTCTTTCACTCCATCCGCGATGAACCATGAGAACGTCGTTGACGATGGCGTGCATTTTCCCGTCTTTATCATCAACGTATTTTCTGACCGTACCGCGACTACATTTCAGTCTGCGTGCTACTTCTGTCTGGTTTCCGTATGCTTCAACGAGCATGTCTGGAATGGTTTTTACTGAGAACGTCATGCGGCCTCACTTCTGCTGTTTCGCAGGTCTTTGAGTTTCTGCTGATACTCCGCCTTGATGGCCCTGCACTCTTCGACAGTCCAGCGATGGCGGCTATGGTTTGATTCGATTTCGTCTACTGCTTCCTGCCCGATGCGGCTAATCAGTTCGACGCGATACGGAACGAGATTTCCGCTTTTGTGCTGGTTGCACACCACGCATTGCTTGTGAATATTGCGTTCATCAAATCGGAGTTGAGGTGCCGCAGCAGTTGTCCGGTAATGTCCGGCATCCCACTGAGCAGACGTGAGCGTTCCGCACGAGATACATGGTAAGTCGCGGTCTCTTTCTCTGATGAAGGCGTTTACGGCTTGTTGGGCTTGTTTAATCCAGTAACTGCGGGGCTTTAAGGCGAGTTTTCGAATCTTAAGTTTATCTTTCTGTTTCTGCTCCTCTCGTCGTCGTTTCTTCTCTGCTGCTTTTTCCGCTTTTTCGCGTTCTTTGCTTCGTCGTTCCAGTGCTATCTTTGTTCCACACTCTGGAGAGCACCACCACTGATTAGCGAATGCAGGGTGAAACCATTCCCGACATTCATCGTTTTTACATCGTCTTCGCGCTGGTTTAGCCATCGTCTTCTTCCTCGTGCATTGAGCTATTCGGATCGCTCATCAGTTCTGCGCAGCAGTGCTCACACACGTGAACTTCCAGCACATGCAGCTTCTGGCCGCAGTTAGCGCACGTTAAAGCTCGCTCGACGCTTTCTTTCTGGTATTGAAGGGATTGGGATGGGCTAAGCATTATTGGATTCTCCGCATCATGAGAAAGACAATCATGGCGGCACGGAGTGGATTGTCATATGCGACACCAACATTCGGTCCGGCATCATCAAACAAGTCCCTTGCGTTGTCTGTAGCGCACGGCATTGAGGGATTGTCTAAAATTATGCTGATGTTGTTTTCAGTGATAATCGGCCATGCGTCTGCTGGGTTTGCGCATGGGTTAAAGGATCCGCGCTCAACTTCTACTTCAACTGCGTCTCCGTTTACAATGTCTCCCTCAAATGAGATAAACACCATCGCGCCATTCTCACCTTCTTTGTAATCCGGTGATCCGTTATGAATGGCTTCGAATACTGCCACGTTAATTTCAAAATCACTTAACTGTGAATAATCCATTGTCATTTCCTCGCACGATGTCTTAGCCACCGGATATCCCACAGGTGAGCCGTGTAATTGAAGGTTTTTACGTCAGATTCTTTCGGGATTGGCTTGCGTTTATTTCTGGAGCGTTTCGTTGGAAGGTATTTGCAGTTTTCGCAGATGATGTCGGTGATACTTCGTCGCTGTCGTCTCATGCCGCCCTCCTGACGCCCTGCCCGATCGCCATCAATGCCGCTTTGGATACGGTAGTAAACATCCGTCGAGGACTGATGAACGGTCGCCAAATCAGCAGCATTGAGCCTTTGCTGTTTCCCTTCTTCTCCAGCCCTGTCGATGGTTCGATAAAATTAATCCGTCCATCAGTGATAATACGAACTTCGTCAACACTCTCCAGAGCCTTGCTGAACCATCCGACAGACATATCCTCTGGCACAAGCATCACTACCGTCTGTCGTTGTTGTATGCACTGCTCAGCGGCTTTTTCCACCCACGGCCTGATATTGCTGTACGGTGGGTTATTCCAGATTGCACCGTGGCTTACCCACTCAGAATTGAGCGCGTCGTCGGCCTCAGTTAGCCAGTGAGCACACAGAGCATTTTTGTCGCTCGCTGCCGAATCCAGCCAGAATCCAAACTCAATATCCAGTGCATCAAAAAGCCAAAGCGGCGTTTGCCAGCAGTCCTTGTCGTGTGCTGGCGTATTTGATTTGATAGTCATGCAGCCCGATCTCCCCATCTCGCTTTCCACTCCAGAGCCAGTCGCGCTTCGTCTGACCACTTAACGCCACGCTCTGTACCGAATGCCTGTATAAGCTCTAATAGCTCCGCAAATTCGCTTACACGCATCCTGCTGGTTGACTGGCCTATTACCACAAAGCCATTCCCGGCAAGGTTAGGAACAACATCCTGCTGCTTTAAGGCTGCGGTAAAAACGCACTTCCAGCTTTCTGCATCCAGCCAGCGACCATGCCATTCAACCTGACGCGAAACGTCGCCAAGGCAAGCCCAAAGCTTCCGATTTTGGTCTAAGCTGCGGTTGCGCTCCTGAATGGTTACTACGATTGGTTTGGTTGGGTCCGGAAGGATTTTCTGGATGGCTTGAATGGCGTTCTGCTGATGGATGGGGCTTCTTAGTTCAAACGTTAGTTTCCTCATGGGATGAACTCCAGTGTGTGATGTTAAATTCCCATTTAATTACCTTTGCATACCCAATTTTGAACCCATCAATACCTATCCACCGGTTGCCACTCCAATAAGCTGTACCACTTTGCTTGAAATGATGTGGATGCCTAGATTTAGTGGTCACTGTTACAGGTAAATATGGCTTCGGGTATTCCCCATTTCCTGGATAACCAGATTTAATTCTGCTCATTGATACCCTCTCTCACTTAATCGCCTCCACGCTTCGTTAAACTCTTCTCGAGTTGCGCCGGATTTTCTTTCTTCAAACATCATGCATTCGCTGATGTCTCCCCATGACTTTGGTCGCTTTTCAGCGAACAGATCATCCCATTCGAATACCCAGCGGCCTGATTTTCGGTAGTGGTAAATGGTCAGCCATGTTGTGCTGTTCGCTGGATACCCATAGAGAACTTCGACTTTTTGATCACGGTCTTTATGCTTCTTCAGCAGGATAAAGCCAGCAACCAGCGAAGTTCCGGCAAGAATGATGATTGGAATTTGCCAGTCAGCCACACTTCCCTCTCCCCCAAATAAAAAGGCCTGCGATTACCAGCAGGCCTGTTATTAGCTCAGTGATGTAGATGGTCATCAGAATCCTCCTTTCTTCTTGGACTGCGGTTCCTCGCGTTCACGTCGGCGCATTTCAGCAGACTGTTGGTCTGTGTCATAAATAGCGCCATTTGCCTGAATGCAATACACCGTGCCGGTATTGCCATGACGATTGAGACGAAGGATTAGTTCGGTTTCACCAGGTGGAACACTGTCATCAAAAGCGCCTTCACGATGGATCCCAACCCAATAATCGCAATCCTGTTCAATCTGCCCTGTATCTCGTGAGTCACTTGGTAATGGGCGTTTATTGGTTCGGCTTTCCAGTGCGCGGTTAAGCTGTGTCAGAAGCACAACAACGCAATCAAGCTCTTTGGCAAGGTTCTTCAGTCCTTTGGTGATCATGCCGTAAGCAAGGTCGTTGCGATCGGCCTTCTCAGCGGTCATTAGTGTCAGGTAATCGACCAGAATCATGCCAACACATCCTTTTTCTCGCTTGATTCGACGGCTTTCGCTGACGATTTGAGCCAGAGATAATCCCGGCGTGTCGTCGATGTAAAGCATGTCGATTTCACTCAAGCGATTAGCTGTTTCGATCGCCCTGTTGAAGTCACCATCGTAATCACCCTGATAGCCGTCATCAGCGTCATTTGTCGCCGGAAGGTAAAAAATATTCGGGTTAACACCTGACTTCTGTCCCACCAGTTTTTCCAGTATCTGGTCACCTGGCATTTCAAGGCTGAACATCAGAGCGGGCTTTTTCTCATGCACTGCGCAGTTGATTGCCATCTGGCTGTATAGCGTCGTTTTCCCCATCTTAGGGCGAGCGCCAATGACAAACAGAGAGCCTTTCACCAGACCTTTCGGTGACAGCATCCTGTCCAGCGATGGGATCCCTGTGCTCATTCCTCGTTGTTCGCCTGACGGGTCAAATCGCTTCTCAAGGTCGCTAACCCAGTCTTCCATGACCTCACCAAATGAGCGAAGGCCGCGACGCGATCCGGTTTTTGCATGGTCTGTCAGTTGCGTGAAAATCGCCTGAATAGCTTCGTACTTCTGCGTTGCAGTCATTCCGTTGCGGGAATAGAGAAATTCCGTCGCTTCAGTCATGCGGTTGATGGCGTAGCGTTCCATTGCGGTTTCACGAACCTGCATTGCATAGGCAACAATGTTTGCTACGCTTGGCGTGTTCTTTGCGAGCTCAGCGATATAAGCAAAACCGCCAACAGACGCCGTTAACGATTTACGCTCCAGTTCATCGAAAAGCGTCAGGCCATCTACTGGCTTTTGCTCCCGGTGCATTCTGGTTATTTCTTCGAAAAGGATTTTGTGTGGTCGGCCGTAAAATGAATCAGGCTTCAGCATCGCCAGAACTTTCTGGACGCGCTCACTGCTGTCATCATCCAGAAGCAATCCACCAATCACCGCCTGCTCTGCCTCGATGCTATGGGGCGGCGCATAAAAATTATCGGTCATCGTGTTCACCCTCACGAACTTTCAGGTAGGTATTATCGTTAAGCAGGAAATCAAATCCCTTTTTGTGCCAGACAGTTCCGCGTTGATGGTTTGGACGCTCTTCGAACATCCATCGGCAATTTTCGCCTACGTAGCTCAAATAATTTCTCCAGTCCTGCATCGTGAACCCATGCCCGTCAAGCTGGCGGGTTATCACTCCGGCTTTGCGCCAGAACGTTCGGATCTGGTTTTTACGCTTGTCATTCAGTGCGCGGATTTTTGGCGCTTCAGGAAGGATTTCGTGGTAAGCATCGACAACATCCTGACAGCTAACGGAAGGTTTTTTCTTGTCAGACTTTTTGTCTGCTGTGGCACTCTCTAATACGTCAGTATTAGAGATATTATTTATATTATTGTTTATGGACAACCGTTGGACAACCGTTGGACAATCTCCGCTGAGAGCCGCGCCATTACTGGTGTTTGCGTTGGACAACCGTTGGACAACCGTTGGACAATTTTTTGCCTGAAAATCGTCATATTTAACGATTGTAAACAGGCTAAATTTCTTCCCCATCGAGCAAATATTAAGCATCCCTTTCGACTCAAAAGTCCGTAATAAGCTCCTAACTTTGTTGTCGGGGATGAATGTTTCTCTGACCAGCGACGGGCGTCCAGTTATCATCTGACCGCGATCAACAGTTATCGGACCGATATCAGTATTGACGACAGTAGATTCGTGATTAGCCTTGAGGATTAAGTGAAGCCAAAGATGTACTGCCTGAGAGTCCTTATAGAGCCTGCTGTCCATAAACTGGCGGTGTATAGAGACATACCCCATACTGGATGCCTCCTGATGTTGTACAGGGTTATGCCTGTAATCAGCTAACTTAACGACGCCCATGTTTCACTCCTGCTTTGGCTAGTCTGTAAACACCAACAAGGCGCTCTGCGAACGCCCTGTTATTTGCTGCGGCTACCACTAATCCCTCAGGTGAATCAGGGTGTCGAATCTCTTCTTTTTCCTGGTATTTCTTACGACGTTTTGTCATAATTACTCCTGTGGATTGATCCAGTCTTTCTACATCAGGCCTCGAAGAATTCGCCGTTCTTCGGGGCTTTTTCTTTTGTCAGCATTCTGGCTACTTTCTTAGCCAGTTCCGCCAATTCCTCGTCTTCAACACCCCATTCAAGAACAGCCAGAAGCATTCCCATTTTTGGGATAAAGCTGTCTTTCCATCGCGAAATTTGCGATTCATTGATCCCTAATGCATCAGCAACCTTTCGCTGACCACGTACAGCAATTCGATTCAGGATGTTGCTTGTAATTGCATTCGCTTTCTTGCGAGTACTTGTAAGTTGCATATGTAAGTATTTCCTTAGATAACAATTGATTGAATGTATGCAAATAAATGCATACACCATAGGTGTGGTTTAATTTGATGCCCTTTTTCAGGGCTGGGATGTGTAAGAGCGTTGATAACTTAAGCAGCCATTAATTCAGGCCAGATGCTTTCCCAATCAACCGGATGAAGGTCTTTGCGAGTCACTTCACCATTGCTGAACTTCTCAATCAGAACACAAAGTGCTGCGCCCAATTCATGATTACGGCTAAGTGCTTTCCTCAAATAGCCGATAGAAGTTCCGCACTTGGTGGCAAATTCTCTCTGCTCTTCCAGTGAAAGGGAGTTCAGATACAAGCGGAGTTCTTCCATTTGCTATCTCCTTCCCGTTGTTGAATAAGGTAAGTTTACCTGCAGGTAAAAAACAAATCAATACCCACAGGTTATTTACCGATAGGTAATCAAAGATAGAATTAAATCATGGATAAATACGAACAAAGACGACTAAGGCTGATAGAGATAAGAGACCGATTCTGTAATGGAAAGGCCTCAGAGTTGGCTCGTCGAATAGAAAGGGAACCATCATACGTTTCCAGGATGCTGTATCCGGAAGGAAAAAGCGGAAAAAAACGCATTGCTGACGATATGATGGAACTAATTGAAAAATCTTTTAATCTCCCACGCGGATGGATGGACATGCTTGCAGATGGTAAAGCTGGAGCTACGGACCATCTTGAGTTTGCGGGTAACGTTCGTGCGGGTTTTGTTCCGGTAATTGGTGAAGCCGTTTTGGGAGTTGATGGCTCAGTGGATATGATTGAATTCAGATCCGGTTGGTTAAGCATCTACAGCGGCGATAAAGATGCTTACGGTCTGAAGGTTAAGGGTGACAGCATGTGGCCAAGGATTCAGTCAGGAGAATATGTTGTTATTGAACCAAATACGCCAGTACATCCAGGTGATGAAGTCTTTGTAAGGACAAAAGACGGTCACAACATGATAAAGATCATGAACAAAACAAGAGACGGTGATTATCAGTTTAGTAGCATAAACAGTGATCACCGCCCAATCACTCTTCCTGTTGAAGAAGTTGATAAAATGCATTTTGTTTCAGCTATTGTGAAACACACCAGGTACGTAGACCAGGACGATCTGCCAAAAGTTTGAGGATAAAGCAGCAAATGTTTATACCCGGCATAGTAGTCGCTGTTGTAATCATCTGCTTCATATGGGCAAAGTTATCTCCTGTAAGCTCTAAGCATACAGCTGAACTCATGAGGAAGAAGCATCTTATACATGAGGCAGAATCGATAATTAAAAAGTTCAAAGGCATGTCATACGACGACATGTCATCAGAGCAGATTGCTATGTATAAATGCGCCATTAAGCGCCTTGACTACTTAAACGGACTCAAACCCAAACACACCCCAGTAGAATCAAAATTGCCGCAATGGCCAAGCAATCCAAATAGCTTCTGACATCTCCTTTCAGCCCGCAAAGCGGGCTTTTTTATATCAATCCAAAAAATTAATTACCTGAAAATTCAAGCAGGTAAACTCTCACATCAATTTTATTTACCTACAGGTATAGACAGAGGTTTTACCTGTAGGTATATTTTAAGCCATCAGCAGGACGCACTGACCACCATGAAGGTGAGGCTCTTAAAAATTAAGCCCTGAAGAAGGGCGGCATTCAAAGCAGAAGGCTTTGGGATTGGATGAATGAGCAGGCTGATGCTCGACCAATGTATAAACAGCGCTCATGGCAAGCAGTAACCAATCTGCGCCTCAAGACAGCGTCACTGGTAGTGCGGGCGCTCTAACCAGTAAGCCGGGGTTCAGCGCCGGCCATCCAATCACCAAAGCTAACTGACAGGAGAATCCAGATGGATGCACAAACACGCCGCCGCGAACGTCGCGCAGAGAAACAGGCTCAATGGAAAGCAGCAAATCCCCTGTTGGTTGGGGTAAGCGCAAAACCAGTTAACCGCCCTATTCTCTCGCTGAATCGCAAACCGAAATCACGAGTAGAAAGCGCACTGAATCCGATAGACCTTACGGTGCTGGCTGAATACCACGAACAGATTGAAAGCAACCTGCAGCGTATTGAGCGCAAGAATCAGCGCACATGGTACAGCAAGCCACGCAGTGAAATGGGTGTGACTTGTGTTGGTCGACAGAAAATGAAATTAGGCAGCAAACCACTTATTTGAGGTGATATATGGAAGCATTAGTAGTAGAGCGAAGCGAGGATGGCTACTGGACGCACCCAGAATACGCCAACCTGTTTGGGGATAGAGAGGTAATTTCAGCTGATGAGTTCAGATCTTTCTGCAAGCAGCATGGCATTGAATCATCAATTGTTGAAATGGAAAACGACAACAATCAAACGGTAATTGACGCGTATTTTGAAGATGGGAATCAAAACATCAGTGGATGGGAGCCAAGCATGCCAGATGGAGAAGGATGGTTTGTCGGTTCGATTCACGATACAGAAGACGGTCCGATCTGCGTTTGGTTCAGGAATGTAGATAAGGACGAATAGTCGGCCTTTATTTTTGGCATAAACAACAGAATAAACATTGCACTGTGTATTCATTCCAACGAGTGAATACACGGAGCAATGTCGCTCGTAACTAAACAGGAGCCGACTTGTTCTGATTATTGGAAATCTTCTTTGCCCTCCAGTGTGAGGGCCTTTTTATATGCATACCAATAACGCTTCACTCGAGGCGTTTTCGTTATGCAATCAAACAGAAGGAGCATCCTATGCAACAGTTCGCTATTGCAGGGGCGGCATCGGTTCGCCCTTTCAACCCGATTTTATCGGTACAGCATTCACGAAAAAATATTTTAACCGGAGCAGACTTTAAACAACCAAGAATGAAAAGCTTGCTCGAAAAGCTTTGGGATATTTTGAAACAACAAGGCCGTCCATGAGTTTTACAGATAACTGGTCAGACGAAGAGTTCATTCGTCAGATGAAAGAATTAATCGGTAACGAAGGAGATATTCATGTCACTTGCAACCACAGTGAAGGAGAGCAAGTTACAGAGACGCATGTACACGCAGAAAGCTCTCTGGTATCGCCATAATGGTGACCGCGAAGGAATGCGGGTATGCCTTAATTTGTCCCGAGTCGAAGTATTAAATCAGCGTTATTTCCTTGGGCCGTGTCCATTCTGAGGTGAATTATGGATTTGAACAAATTCGATGAGCCATTCAGCCCTGAAGATATCGAATGGCGAATACAGCAAAGCGGTAAAACACGCGATGGCAAAGTGTGGGCTATGGTGCTGGCTTATGTCACGAACCGGGCAATCATGAAACGCCTGGACGATGTTTGCGGCAAAGCAGGATGGAGCAATGAATACCGCGATATTCCCAACAACGGCGGCGTTGAATGCGGCATATCAATAAAGATTGATTCCGAATGGGTAACCAAATGGGATGCTGCTGAAAACACGCAGGTAGAAGCCGTCAAAGGTGGTCGTTCCGGTGCAATGAAGCGCGCTGCCGTTCAGTGGGGAATCGGTCGGTATCTGTATAACCTTGAGGAAGGTTTCGCACAAACATCTCTCGATAAAAAGCAGGGGTGGCACAGGGCAAAACTGAAGGATGGAACAGGATTTTACTGGCTCCCTCCATCACTGCCGGGATGGGCAATCCCAGCATCAGATAACAAACCATCACCAGAAAATACCAACCAGAAATCTCCATCGGTTGACTGCGAACAAATCCTGAAAGACTTCAGCGATTATGCGTCAACAGAAACTGACAAGAAAAAACTCATCGAGCGTTATCAGCGTGACTGGCAATTAATGGCTGGAAACGAGGAGGCGCAGGCTAAATGCGTTCAGGTAATGAACATCAGAGTTAACGAGCTAAAACAGGCGGCATAAATGGCAAGCAGAGGCGTAAATAAGGTGATCATTATTGGTCGCCTTGGGCATGATCCAGAAATCAGATATTCACCATCTGGAACGGCATTTGCAAACCTTACCGTTGCTACGTCAGAACAATGGCGTGATAAGCAAACTGGAGAGCAAAAGGAGCAGACGGAGTGGCACCGCGTGGTAATGAGCGGGAAACTGGCAGAAATTGCCAGCGAATATCTGCGAAAAGGCTCTGAGGTTTATCTTGAAGGCAAATTGCGGACAAGAAAATGGCAGGATCAAAGCGGACAGGATCGGTTCACTACCGAAGTCATCGTGGGCGTTGGTGGAACCATGCAAATGCTTGGTGGCAAGCAAGGAGGCAATGAACAGTCTTCACCTCAGCGAAATAATGGTCAGCAACAAAGACAGCAACCTCAGCAGCAGGGAAATCACAGCGAACCACCTATGGATTTTGACGACGATATCCCCTTTGCACCAGTAACTCTCCCTTTCCCTCGTCACGCTATTCACGCAATTTAAGGACTTACATGAATCACTTGATGGTTGACCTTGAAACAATGGGCAACGGGCCATACGCGCCAGTTATTTCTATTGGGGCGGTATTCTTTGACCCGAATACCGGAGAAACAGGAGAAGAGTTCTCGGTAAATATCTCGCTTGAGTCATCAATGCGATATCGAGCGCGTCCTGACGCTTCAACGATTTTATGGTGGATGGAACAGAGTGAAGAAGCCAGAAAATCGCTAACCAGCAACACTCAGGAGCTTTCAACGGCTCTTTCATGGTTATCTGAATTCATCATAAAGAACGCTAACCACAAATTCGTTCAGGTTTGGGGGAATGGAGCATCATTTGACTGCGTTATTCTCCGAAACAGTTATTCGCTGACAGGGCAGCCAGTTCCGTGGCAGTGGTGGAATGACCGCGACGTAAGAACAATCGTCGAGCTTGGAAAGGTAATAGGATTCGACCCTAAGCGAGATATGCCATTCAAAGGAACTCGCCACAACGCGCTTGATGATGCCATCCACCAAGCCAAATACGTTTCAGCGATCTGGAAAAAGTTAGCTAAATAATCAACAGGAGAAAACCATGCCAGCGCCTCTGTATGGTGCGGATAACGCGCGCCGCTGTTCCGGCAATTCCGTATCGGAGGTGCTGGATAAATTCAGGAAAAACTACGATCGGATAATGTCGCTACCGCAGGAAACGAAAGAGGAAAAGGAATTTCGCCACTGTATATGGCTTGCAGAGAAAGAAGAACGAGAGCGAATTTACCAGACATCAATCCGACCATTCCGCAAAGCCACATACACCCACTTCCCTGAAATTGACCCGCGCCTGCGTAATTACCGCTCACGCTATGGCGCTATCAGTAATGACTGAGGAATTAACAATGAAAACAATGAAGCTAAACATCGACCTCGGAAAATACGTTATTACCGGAACCAAACACGACCTGATTCTTAGTGAAAGAGGAATTATCAAAGAAGGTGAGAATGCAGGGAAAGAAACACTAAGCCGTATCGGTTATTACAGCAAGTTTGAGCATCTGGTTAAAGAGTTATGCAACCGTGAAATTCTGTTATCTCAGGCGCAGACGCTACAGGATATTCAGCAGAATATCGAGACTTTGGGTGTGTCACTTAGCATGGCTATTGACCAGTTAGTGGAGAGTAAATCATGAGAGGACTTGCATACAATCCCGGCATTCTTCCGGCAGAAATGATTATTCGCCAACGCGTAAAGCCAATGCCATCGAGAGAGGAATTGCTTAAGAGAAATTCTTTTCCATCAGTGAATCAAAACAAATATCTGAATGCGATGTGGCGCAAAGGAGGCAAGCAGTGAGTGTATATCTCATTGATAAACGTCGACGTGGGCAACAAATACCACCTGTAGGAATTCCGAATCACACATGGTTTTGCGTACTTGATATCGATGGTATGGATGCGTTGGTTGACACTCGTCATTACTGCGATACCGCAACAGCTACTCCGGCGAAAGCAAAGAAAATGGCTGCTCTGATAGAAAACTGGACTCCACCTGATGGTTGGTGCAATGGGAATGATCGAGATTGGCATGAAAAAATGAAGGGCTATATCTGCGATTTCTTACGTAAATGCAACGGATTCAGGGTGATGTGACATGAGCAAGATTGACTATCAGGCACTGCGTGAAGCGGCAGAGAAAGCAACGTGTGGTGTGTGGTCGCTCGAATATGGAGAGGGCCGATTTGATGGTGATGATGCACTAATTCATCGCGAGGCTGCTGGATATATTCCCATTTGCAGAATTGAAGGAGCGCATCCTGAAAGCGGTTTCGATGAAGATTTCCAAATAGAACAGCAGGCCAATGCTGAATTCATCGCCGCAGCCAATCCAGCTACCGTCTTGGCGCTGCTGGGCGAGCTGGAAACAGCAAAAAAGCGCATAGCAGAACTGGAAGCCGAACCTGTAAGCCAAACTTGCAAGTTGAACGAGCCATCGGGCAACTCTCCGGTAATTCCGGATGGTTGGATAAGCTGTAGTGAGCAGATGCCTGTAATCGGCGAGCTAAATTGGAGAACTAGTTTTCCTTTACTGGTTACGTGTGAGATCGGCGTTATACCTGCTTATTACGGCTTTGTGAGCGTTAATGGTGATAGACATTATGGCTTTATGGAGAGTCTTAAATACGGAGACGATAACGGCAACCATCCTCAAACTAATGAATATGGTCTGATTAGCAATGTCACACACTGGATGCCTCTACCAGAACCGCCTCAGGAGGTTAACCGTGGCTAATCTGCAACTTGCCGTTAAAGGTGAATACTTCGATGCCATGATTCGCGGGGAGAAAACGGAAGAGTATCGCTTGTGTAATAACTACTGGAATAAGCGAATTATGTTCCGGGAGTATGACCGCCTGATTATCACGAAGGGATATCCGAAGCGCGACGATTCCAGCCGAAGAATTGACGTCCCGTATGACGGATATGAAATCAAGACAATCACACATCCGCACTTCGGTGATAAACCGGTAAAGGTGTTCGCGATAAAAGTGAATATCGGCAATGAATAACAATCCTCGCACTCGCGGGGATTTCTTTTATCTGAACTCGCTACGGCGAGTTTTGTTTTATGGAGATGATTATGGCCTGTTCAACATTCAACCCTCTAACGTTACAGAAATACCAGCCAAACCCTGAAGATTTATGCTCACTGCGTGGCGGAAATCATGGTAAATCCGCCATGATCGAATGTAAGGACAAAATCCACATTTGCCTTAATTGCGTTGATGTCCTCGTTGATATCAAAAATGAGAGAGAAGATAAAAAGCGTAGCGAGGCTGTTCGCGCCTTAGATTCATGGATGCGGGATGGATATAGTGCCGCGCAAATTTATGACTTAGCAATATCAAAAGGTGAAATACCAGGAGTGCGTATCGAATAAGACGTAACCAATATTCGAATTGAAGAACTGAAAGAACACCAAGCCGCCTGATGGCGGTTTTTTATTGCCTGATTTGCAGGTTCGATTCCCTATTCGGAGATAGCACTCATGCAACACGAACTACAGCCTGATTCACTGGTTGATTTGAAATTCATCATGGCCGATACTGGCTTCGGTAAAACCTTCATCTATGACCGGATTAAGTCCGGCGACCTGCCAAAAGCCAAAGTTATCCACGGGCGAGCAAGATGGTTATATCGTGACCATTGTGAATTCAAAAATAAGCTCTTAAGCCGCGCCAATGGGTAAAATAGCGGGTAAAACATTTCTCACATCTAAAAAATACCATTCCAATCAATCCCCTGCCGCTTCAAGTAGATGTCTGCAGGGGACACCATGAACACTTCTCACTAAGTTCAATTAATTCCATAACTCACTGTTTTAACTGATATCATCTCCTTATACTCGTCCAGCAAAGTACCATTATTTCTAATGGAATCTATACATCTTTGCGTATAACATTGTGTATAACTGAGTTCGATCTTTTTTCTATACACATGCTGCTATCTGACATCCAAATAAAAAGAGCAAAACCGAAGGACAAACCCTATACGCTTAACGATGGTATGGGGCTATCACTCCTGATCGACACAGCGGGCAGTAAAGGCTGGCGTTTTCGCTATCGCTTTGCAGGTAAGCCTAAGATGATTTCCTTTGGCGTATATGGCGATGTGTCGTTGGCACAGGCACGTACCAAACGTGATGAAGCGCGTTCGATGTTAGCCAACGGGATAAACCCAAGTGAAGCCAGAAAAGCAGATAAGATTGCTTTGCAGTTCGCGCATGAGAACAGCTTTGAGTCTGTGGCCAGAGAATGGCACTCATCGAAAAAAGCCACCTGGTCAGAGGGTTATGCAAAAGAGGTTCTCAATTGTATGGAAAAGGATATTTTTCCTTTTATCGGCCAGCGCCCAATTGAGCAGATTGAACCATTAGAACTGCTAACCGTCCTGCAAAAAATAGAGAAAAGAGGTGCGCTAGAGCAAACCAGTAAGATCCGCCGCCGCTGTGGTGAAGTGCTTCGTTATGCTGTTGCCACTGGTAGAGCAAAGTATAATTTTGCACCCGATTTAGCTATCGCACTCAACAAACCTAAAACCCAACACTTCCCGTTCCTGACTGAAAGCGAGTTGCCCGAGTTCGTTAATGCTCTGGATAACTATCAGGGCAGTTTAGTTACCAAATACGCCACGCAGCTGTTGATGCTAACAGGCGTGCGAACAATTGAACTACGTGCAGCGGAATGGGCTGAGTTTGATTTAGATAATGCCTTATGGGAGATCCCCAAAGAACGGATGAAGAAACGCCGCCCCCATCTGGTTCCGTTATCAACTCAGGCGATCAATATCCTGAAAAAGCTGCAAGAAATAACAGGGAATTACAGCCTCGTTTTCCCTGGCCGGAATGACGTCAGTAAACCAATGAGCGAAGCCAGCATCAACAAAGTGATAAAACTACTGGGTTATCACGGTCGGTTAACGGGTCACGGTTTCAGGCATACCATGAGCACCATCTTGCATGAGCATGGGTTTGAAAGTGCCTGGATTGAAATGCAGCTTGCGCATGTTGATAAGAACTCTATTCGAGGTACTTACAATCATGCGCAATATATTAAAGATCGACAAGTAATGATGGAATGGTACGCTAGCTTATTAAATACGACCTGCTATTAAATCCAGCATGAAACAAATATGGTGAGTAATTTGATACTGTTTGTTTTTTGGCAACCCAGGGAAATGCCTTACAGTTGGTTGACTATTGTAATAATAATAGTTAAGACCAATGTTGCTGCCAAACTGGGTTGGATGTTGGGGAACAAGATTTGTAATTTGATCTGAAACATCTAAAAATTTTGCAGTAACATTTGAACTTCCTCGTTGCGTGTTGCTTGATACAAAATGACGAATCCAAACTGTATTCGCTTGTAAATTCTTGAACACCAAATGTGCGGCAACAGCAGAAGGTTGACCACCTCCAAGATCTAGTACCTGGCCAGTAATTGTATAATCGCCAAATCCTAAGTAATTTTGTCCCACGAATTGATGTGCGTGCGTGAAAAGTTCCGGCCCATTATAATCAGCATTTTTTGCTAACTTTCTAAAGTTATCGCTAATAATAATTAACTTCGACAAAGGAAGAAGAGCGCACTGATTAGGAAGCATTTTATTATTTAAAACAACATGATAACTAATCAATTGATTTGTCGCCAACAACTGAATATCAGAGTTGGATAATGATGGATTATCATATAGAAGTGCAACTCGTCTATTTAAGTTAGCATTCAACCAATTATTAATATCATTAATCGTTGTATTGGGCTGAATAAGATATCCAGAGATGATATTATTTTTATTTGTTAATACACTTGATAAATTTTGATTTAAAGTTAAGACGTTATTGTGTGAAGAAAAATCTTCCTGATAAGGATTAAGGATAACAATTATGTCAGAATTCCAAACATTTAAACATGTTAATAAATTTCTCGTATTGACGTTAATTGGTTCTAAAATTGGTAGCAGACCATTTAGGCTAACTCCCTTCGCAACGAGGTCCCTAAGGCATAATAACTCTGTACTTCTCGCATACAAATATGGGCTATACATAACTTACAACTCCTGAGGATATCAACAAATTTTAATTTTTACATCCATCAAATTCATGATGAATTCTTTTTGCTTTCTTGATAATGGTGTTGCATAACCTAAAACACGTAAACATGCTGGAAGAGAATAAATATAATCCAAAAAAACTTTATCGTTACATCTTTTTTTCATAGCAGAGATAAAGTATTTATTTGCTATGTTTAATGGCATCTGCATGAATATCTCTTTACAATATTCATAAACCAATCCGTTAGGCATATTTATTTTAGTTGAAGTGTAATCTTCTATTATAGCTAAGAACTCTTCCTTTCTAAGAACTGAAAACAAGCTGTCACTTTTAATATAATCAATATTTGAATCTGCCTCCTTAATGACACTCAATTGATCTTTTTTATTCAAAACCATAACTCCCACTCTGGGGAGATTTAAAGCACAATATTTACTTGCATACTCTGGATGTGTAACTATATACACTTTATCAAAAACATCCAAATAATCAGGGGCTTGAGTAATCAACCTTTTTGGTGAATCATACTCTGTCTTAATCTCGTAAGCTGTAGACGTACCATTAAACACCGCAACATCCACTATAGAGTTTTTAATTGGTAACTCTATGGACGACGAACTTGTTTTTGGGCTGTGCTTACCGAATATTATTTTATTGACAAGTGCTGTCTTATAAACATATTCATTTCTATAATTCAGACGCAAAAAATCATATAATGATGTAAATAAATCCCTTAGTGAAATCTCATGTTCATTATTATCATTGTTTGAAAACAGTGTTTCATAGCAGTAAGAATCAAAACTCCCAAATAAATCCGAAATATCCTTACCTTTTGCTAAGGATGAAAAAATGGGGCGACGGAAAAATTTAGCATATTCCTTTTTATTATGACTCATTACTCATACTCTATAAACATCATGCAATTTGATAAGTTATGACGAATTCTCACCATCCAGTTACTACCTGTATACATACTAATCAAAAAAAACGAGTACGCAAGATACGAAAGTACTTTTCTTGTTCACCAGTTAGCTTACCTTGATCCTCACCAGCGACTGGAAGATAGGTAGCAGTATATGTGGAAACCTTCCCCTAGCTAGGTCTACAAACGTAGTTTGGGCATTTAGGCTCCACGATTCACGGTTTGACACGGCCTGATATCTGCACATTCGTTTTGATATGCAGCAATCGTGAAAAAGGAAAATATACGCTCGACAGACCAAAACGGCACTACACCGCACCCGCCTGCGGTTTTCATATCACTAAAAATTTTCAGCCTGGATTTTTTACAAACGATACCGCCAGTCCGTGCCAGTCCTCGAGATGTACTGCGATACAGGAACTGAAAAGAATGAAAAGAAATTCATTTTTTTTCAGTTTTACTGTCCGTCGAATCTATGGCCTGAATACGCAACTCTATGATATTAAATGGATAATTAATTTTAGGTGTGTGATTTTATGAAGGTTTGTGAAACATGAAGAAGATAACCAGTTGAAAAATAATAATTTTATGACCGTATAAACTGAAATCCTGTGTTCAGGTTCCGGGAACAGATCGGCCATTCCCGACGCATACTTTACCCATTCTTTTGCGCAGCCAGCAGCAACTTTAAAGCCTTTTCCCGTTCCTCGGGTGGAATTGCATCAATCAGCTCTTTAACCCTTCCCTGCCCGTTCAGCGCGCTTGGACTAACGGAATGGGAGAAAGCAACATTCATCACAAACGAGTGACCGCACTCCACATTAGAGCAATAGCAGTACACATCGTACAGTTGTGGGTGTTTCCTGTTTGTTTTACCTATCCGTGCTACTGCCTGACATGTGGGGCAGTACATTCTCATCATCTTCATCGTTCTGTGCCCTATACTGTTGCCCGCCAGAAGAAGGGATTTGGATCCCTACCTCTTGTTCTGAACGTGTAACACTGGTAACACGTGTAACGCTATTGATTTAAAAGGATTTAATCTGTTACCAGTTAGCAAAATCAAGAGGTAACGCGTGGTAACACACCATTTTTTGTTACCTCTGTTACCAGTCAGTATTTTTGACTGGTAACACTGAAGAACCGCATCAGTAACGGGTGTTACCTCTGTTACCAGTGTTACCTCATAAAAATAAGACTCACGCGATAATCACTCAGGTTCAGCGCTTCCCAGTACCTGTGTATTGAACTGGTACACACGTTTAAGCCCTATTTCTGGCAGGCGAATGCTGTTTTGCGTCCGGCCATCTTCACCGGGTTTCAGCCAGCCCGCGTCCACACACAACCTGGCCACCTTACGCGAGTCAAATCCCTTACAGATCTCCTTCCAGCCTGACGGGAGAACGTAGAACGTCACAACCGGCTCTGTCACGTTGTCTCCTTTATCGACTTTTCTGAATCCCATCATTGAAACAGGCCGGTTCCTGTCGTCATTCCAGTCAGCAAACCGACTGAACTGATTACGCGTCATGAAGTCCCGAACCTGTTCAAGTGCCGCTTTATCTTCCTGATTAGCTGTATGGCCCCGGTCAGCCATCCATGCAGCCAGACAGCTTTGAGCGGCACGAAAGGCCTCTCCCTCCGGCCATCCTGTGATGCCCGCTTTTGTGGCCAGCTCCCCGGCCATCGCAACCAGAGCAAAACGGGTAACAGCCCGGCCAACCTGATTCCCGGCATTTTCCGGCGTCAGCCTTCGGGTATACTCTTTCAATAAGGCTTTCGCCTGACTGGTCAGTTCCGGCAGATCAGCGGTCAGGCAATACAGCCAGTCGCGGAATGGTGCACCATGATAATGCGCTACGTGCTGCTCAAGATGCTCAGCCAGGGTTTTCCCGCTACTGAAGCCATGAAGTTCTTCAAACACGCCATACTTGCCCGAATCGCTTGGGATCTGGATCATTCTGACCTCAACCCCGGCATACGTACGTTCCCCGGCGCTTGCCGCATGCTCTACCAGTGACAGTTCCCCGGTAGACAGAAACAACAGATTCCAGCGGTTGGTTTCCCTTACCGAACCATCTGTTCTGGCTCTGGCTTTGCCCTGCCCGTTAGCCAGCATATAAGCGATATTTCCCGCCTCCCTGCCGTCAACCTCCCGGATTTCATCCAGCATCAGCGTGGCATCATTGCGGCGGCTCGCCGTTCCTTCTAAGGCATTCCCCGTCGCCCGCCACGTATGCCAGAAATCTGTTCCACCACATACTGATGCAGCCACTTTCATCGTCGTGGTTTTACCGTCTGTGGATTCCCCTTTGAGGTGATAACCTCCACCGCCGATACCAACCAGTTTCAGAAGGGGGGCAGCAAATGCCAGACTCACCGCAAAGGCAAGACGGGCATTCTTTATGCAATAACGGCCTATATTTTCACGCCAGCCCTCTGATGTGCCGCTGACACGAAAATCACGCCCCTGCACACTCGATGTTTGTAAGATGACTGACTGGGCTTCGCGCCCTATCACTTCATCCTGGAGAACGTAAACCCCGCCGTGCCAGCCAGTTTTATTCACACAGGTTACTTTTCTGTCCGGTTTACACAGCGAGATATATTCCATCAGGAATGCTCTGGCCATGCCGTTAATGTTGATGTAAGAAAGCCCGTTAACCAGCAGAACGCGGCGCAGTTCTTCCCCGCTACCGCCCAGCATCTCCATCGGCATTGCCCATTTACGGCTGTTTCCGTTGGTATCTTCCCATTCCAGCAAACGCCCGTAATTACTTCCATCAGCATCACTGGTGATTGCCGTCACCCGCAACGGACTGCAAATTTTGATATTACGTATCTCTGTATCACCATCAGACTTATTAACCAGCTTGTCGTACCACAAATATTCTTTTGTCAGCCGGAACCCTTCTGGTAAACGGGTCTGCCCTTTGCCATGCAGCGTCATTTCTTCACGAAAGGCATCTCTCGCCCGTTCTTTCCCCACTTCCTGCCGATAATCATCCCAGTCAGCCTTATGGCGTACCGGAGGGAGCGTTACCCAGCCATCCACCGCTTTGGCGGCTTTCTCTGCCTGAATACGCCCGGTGTTTTCTTTGCCGTCAGCCAGATCATTATCTCCGGCCAGAATGATCCGGGTTTCCGGCCAGCGTTTTCGGATCTGCTCCGTCACCTTCAGTAAATTGGTGGCAGCGACAGCCGCCACGATCCATCCTTCAGTCAGCAGACTGACGGTAAGCGCCGTGGCAAAACCCTCAGTGATAATCACCTGTTCAGGTGTTTCAGCGGGTATATCGGTCAGGGCAATGAATGCGCCAGACAGCTGGCTACCGGGCAGCAGACTTTTATCCCCGTCAGGATTGATAAGCTGGCCACCAGTAATATTCCCGGAAATATCCGTCAAAGGCAGCAGTAATGAACCGGTGGAAAATGTTATTCCGGCCAGATTCAAAGGCTGTGACAGCAAGGGAAGTGAATACCCGTGTAAGCTCTTATTTGTCAGATAGACCGGCTCACCATTGCAGGACTGCTGTCTGAGTCTGGTATATCGCTCCGCGCCCGCTTCTTTTCCTGCGGCCTTTTTCCTGGCTGGCAATGCGGGCTTCTCCTGTATTTCTGGTAATGCAAGCGCCTCAGATACCATCCCGGCGACTTCTTTTATCTTTCTTCCTGTCACCAGACGAACCAGATCAAGACCATCGCCATGACCGCACTGATTACAAAACCACGTCCCTCGCCCCGCTTTATCGTCCAGTCGAAAACGATCTTTTCCACCACAGGCAGGGCAAGCCCCATGATGTCCTGCGGACGGTACTTTAATACCTAATGCTGACAGGATATAAGGCCAGCGCCCAATTGCAGCTCCGGAAATCGTGGATACAGACGGTGTTTTCACAGCAGCACCTCCTGACCTTCCGGCTTCACAAATTCAAAACCTTCGGGTAGTTCGCCATCAGGTGCTCCGAAAATAATATCCCGGTAAACCTCACGCATCTCTGTGACACCAAAAACTGACAGGCGAATATTTTCTGACATAAAGCCTGGTTTAAGCATTTTTTCCAGTTTCTCTGCGGCCAGTATGCAACCAGCATCAGCCCCAAACTCATTCACCCACGGCATTTCAATATGGTAAATAATATTACTCACCACTTTTTCGTGGGAGAGTTCTATTCGTTCGCCATCTTCAATATAAACAGGTTCATTATGAACACGCACCATTAAGGAAATGAATGCATCAGCAATGTAGTAGCGTAAGACTGCTGTTCGTAAAGCATGCGCCTTTAAATTTTGATTATTATTCATCGCGCATCACTCCCTTAATTGTGCTGGTTTCCTTAACAACGCCATCCAGTTGTTCGGCAATACAGGCCACTAAAGCCGCAGCGCCTTCCGCTGAAACAGTTCTCGCTCCATTCACTGTGGGCACGGACAAGACCTCTGCAAGAAACTCACTGGCCAGTGCCGCCCGTAACAGACGACTCTCCCCCTGTTCACTCAATATGCAGCCTTGCTTAAAATTCATGGATTTCATGCAACCACCTCCCCGGCTCTTTTCACAGGGATACGGGCAGCAAAGCTCAGGATAAATTCAGTGGCAAGTTTAAGGCGTGCAGCATGCTCGCATTCTGCGATTACACGCACAGGGCGTGGACGGGCATCACGGTCTGTACGGCGGACAGCCAGAAAGACAAAGGTAAATTCAGGGTGAGATAAAGCAGGGACTGTAGCCATAATGGCAACCTCCTTCAGATAGCGGGTAACGCTACCACCGGAGTTCCTACGCTCATGGGTGGTAGCCCAGACGGGGGTAGGAATACCGGCTCTGAAGGATACCGGCCAGCCCGAAAGCTGCCCCGCCTGGACTACCATAATTCTGATGATGTGGCGTAAAAAATAAAAAAATACAATCAGCCACCACACCATAAATTTTAGGTGAGTCAAAGCTGCGACACAAAAAAACACGCCTAGCGCGTGTAGTATCGCCTTCAGATAACACGGGTTCCTACGCCCGGCTGCCGATTTTGCGGCAACCTTTAAACTATATCCCGCGCATTCCTGGTGAGGCAAGAAATTTATAACCGAAAACTGATCATTGCCTGGATTAATTAACGCTGGCATGCTTAAGCCTCTGCTTAAAAATAGTTCTTCATTTTTCCTGATGCTGTAAACGAGACCCGCCTCTGAGCGGGTCTTTCTGTCGCTAAGTCAATCCGCAAACGTCAGGGTGCACTCATCAACAGCCGCGTACAGTTCAGGTTCACCGAGTGCATAACCTTCATTGCGCAGGTAGGAATGCACGTATTCACTGCTTTCATCATCAAACTCAGCACGAAACCAGCGTGTTATCGCCTGAGTGTAAATATGCAGATTATCCAGCGTCGTTACTGCCAGACGCTTACCCGGCATAAACGGGGGAATAAACGCAAAGCGGCCAGCAACAGAACTTGTAGCCATCTGTGCCGCATTCACATCAGACGGGCGGTCTGCGGCATTAAATAACTTCAGGCGTTGATGTGCTGCCAGCTCTGCCCCAACCAGTACAACCAGACGAGGATCTTCACGAAACTGCTCAGCAATAAGCTCTGTAATCAGATGGTTGGCCAGAGCATCAATATTTTTCCAGGTGCCAGTCTCTCCCAGAGTGACAGGCTCAGAGATGATTTGCTTTCCGTTCCCGTAGGCTTTCGCCAGTGCATGCCAGCCAATATTGACATCCTCGCCTTTTTTATTGATTTCCGGGTTTGTAGTATTTGCAATCGACACACCGTTGAAACCGACCCGCAGCATGTCCAGCGCATATGCCTGGGCAAAAAAGCTCTCAACCGTTTTCTCAAACTCATCCGGCACGCCGGTATGGTAAATATGAGACATATCGGAATAGCTGATCCGGGCGCAGGTATCCGTCTCTGTCAGAAAGAACTCCGTACCATTGATTGCCATTTTTTTGTGGAAACGGCCACCATCCACACGTCCGGTATACAGTTCACTGGCACCAATATTGACGGCATTACCTGACACGGCGTTAACATCACGTAGGGTAATATTTTTAATAAGCCACCCGGATTCCAGAATTGAGGTACGCAGTATATTTTCAGTAGGTTCGCTTAATGCAAAGCGTCTGTTTGATTCTTCCTGATAGTTAGTGCCAGTGACGAATTTATTATGATAACGACGTGCTGCGTCCGGCCTTTCAGTTTTGAAGGCATACATAGTTTTTCACCTTTTTAAGTATTTAAGAAAAGATTTTATTTTTGTACTCAGTAACCAGATTGTATTTCATTACATGCTCAACATAATCCCGGTCACTTACGACTGAACGTAATACATAATTATCTGCTCGATAGTACTCCCTGTAAGCCATAGCTCTTGCCATTCCACCGTTATTTAATACATAACGATCAGTTGGAACGCTACAACGACTAATAATTTCACTCACGGAATCAGATAAAGACTTGAGTGCATCAGTAATAAATTTAATATCACGGACAACGTCACTGTCATTAAATACAGAAATAAAATCAGCAGGGATCTGGCCGGATTGAGGAAATATATTCAGTAAACGCTTATCGATTCCCTTCCCAATGTAGTTTCCTTCATCGGCCAGTACTCCCGGCAAAAGCTTGATCGTGCTCAATCGACTATGTTGTTCATTCAACCGGGAAACAGCCAGATGGTAATACCGTTCAGCATCCGCTCGTTCAGCATGCCCCATTTTATTCGTTTTGGCTTCAGCAATGCTACTGACGCCGTTTTTTGAGAATGTGCTTTTCCATGCAACTTCCGCATTTGTCACTTCACGCTGCCGGAAAGATAACTCTTCCTCTTCCTGACGACACAACTGGGCATAACGGCTCAGGAGCAGGTTGATCTCATTCGCCACAGTTTCCGTATCAGGTACTGTTAACCCCGTAAGTGAATACAGCTTTTCACCTTTAGCTCGCAGCTTATTCAGTGAATATATTTCAATAATACGCACAATACAGGCCGTGTCGCTATGAGTCTCTTTAAATGATCTTACTTTGTAACTATCTAACACCGACACATGTTCGTTCTTAATTGATGCCAATTTCTTCTTAAAAACATTGTCAACCAT